ATCTTCAAGATCTTCGTTTAACATACCTTTTTTGTTTTGTATATTTAATGTTTTACCCATGCTGTCTAATGATTTACTCATTCTTGAACTCATTTGCTTATCAATAAATTGACTTATTACTGGGCTTTGAGGCATAACACTGTCGTTAAGATCAACACTTAAATCTTTAGCTGTCAAAATCGGTGCTTTAAAATCTTTTGCACCAAAACCAGTATCTGAATCACCTGAAGTTAAACTTATATTTTTTAGATCATTCATTCCAGTTTGATTTTGTCTGTTTGAATCTTTGTATTTAATTCCTTTTCTTTTTTTATTATCGTTAACTTTGTTTGTTACGTTTACGCCTCTACGATCAACATCATCGATATTAACTTCATCATCCTCTTCTAGTATGCTATCGATCTCAGCAAAGTCTTCTTCAGACATTAACTTTCCATTTTTCATATCACCAGCAAATAAACCTTCTAGTCCTCCTCCACCACCAGCTTCATCTCCACCTGTATCACCACCAGCATCACCTCCGCCACCTAAATCTCCCATTCCTCCTGAATCGCCGCCTTCTCCTCCTTCACCTTCATCACCAAACGCAAAAGGATTATCATTCTTTAATTGAACACCTTCAAGCTCCATGTCAGATAATTTATCTTTCTTTTTACCTCGTTCGATTCTTTGAATTTCGTCATCTGTTAGATCTAAAATATTTTTTCTAACCCATTCTCTATCAACAACCGATTCAGGTGCTGATGATGCTATTTCAAATTTGGTTCTGATTAGCTCTAGTTTTTGTTGTTGTGCGATACTTGATGGATTACTTAACTTTAGATCAAAGTTTAACAGATCTTCATCTGTGAATCCGCATGTATATAAATGAATCATTGCAACTTTATTTAATTCAGAAACTATAGTTTTTTGAATTCTTTGAATTGTTCTACTAAATCTTATATCTTCTTGCGCTAGCGTTGCTTTAGCTCCTATGTCTTCATCATAGCCTAAGTAAGCTTTAGGTATTTTAAGTGCAGAGAAAAGCTTTTTCTGAATATATTCTACGTCTTCTATAGCTGTTGTATTTGAACCACCTGCAAGAGTATCGATTCTTGTTCCACTTTCACCACCTCTAACAGGCAAGAAATAATCTTCATCAACTGATAGTGGATTATATCTTAGATCTACTTGTCCTGTTGATTTGTTAATAACTGCATTTCTTTTTAAAGATGTTTGTGCTTGTTCTAGGTAATCTGCAATATTTTCTGGAGGTATATTACCTACATCAATATAAAAAACTCGTCTTTCTGGCGATCTTATAACTCTGTATACGAGCATTGCATCTTCAATAAGAATTAATTGACGCCAAACTCTTCTAGCACCTTCTAAAACAGACGATCCATAAGGTAAAAATGCGTCATTACCTAAAAGTCTAAAGTGTGAAACTTGCCAATTTTCTAATACTCTATTACCTTGTGTAACCCATCTAAATCTAACAGCAGAAGGATCTGTTTTGTCAAAGCCTTCTTCTCTTTCAATTTCAGCTATTGGAATAGGATAAGCATTTATGACACCATATTCTGGGTGTATATCGTTAAAAAGAAAAAAGTCACCATATTTGCATAAGTTTCTTACCCACATTGCTAGATTAAAGTCAACATTTAAAGTATCATAAAACAGTTCTGTTAAATGTTTTTTAATCATTCTATTTTCAGAATAAATATGTAAAACATCACCATTAGCATCTGGAGAAACACACTCTTCTGCGTATATATCTAATGCTGATGATATTTCAGGAGTTGCTTCCATTTCTGAGAAATCGCTATATCTAGCCATTCTATCGTATGAACCATATGCTGAAAGCGTGCTGTTATATACATCACTGTGAGCTTTTCTAAATACTTCTAGAGATGACTTAGACTGAGTTGTACCTTTGAATTTTTTTACTTTTCTTCTTACAACTGGCCCAGACCTAAACAAATCTGTTAATTTTTTAAAAAGATTATTATTGTTATCTGCCATTTATTATTTTCCTATTAACCAAGTTAAATCACCTAACGGATTGTTTTTACTTGGACTTTCATTTGAATTAAATCTACCTTCACCCATAATAACTGGAATAAAAGGGTTAACTATAGTTTCTTTGCTATTATAAAAAGGAGATATATTTGTTTTATTAATATTTGTATTGTTTACTTGCATGCCTTTTAAAAGTGCATCTGCGTATTCTATTTGTGCTGTATTATATGACTCACTATTACTATCAGCTAACCAACAACCAATAGCTAATGACATTATTAGGTCGTCATTGTAACCTTTCATTGCGCTAACTTTTTTACCGTTCCAAACAAAAGTTTTTAATTCTTCTAAAAGCCTTATCGATTTTGTTTTTATTCTACCATTTCTTAAAGACTCTTCAAAGTTAGCGAGTATTTTTTCTCTTGATTCTTTATTTGTATTAAAACCAGCCTTACCAATGTTATCAGATTCTCCATATAGAAACTTATATTTTTCTCTTTCAGAACCAAAATAAATATTATCATAAGCTAAGTCTTTTAATTTAGATAAAACTGTATAGCCATAAGCATTATTTTCGGGACAAATAATTGCTTTATTATATCTTCTAGCAACATCATAAAGTAAGGATGCAAAACTATCAGGTGGTATTTTACCTTTGTACTCAACTGAAACTGACATGTCTTTAGTATTAATAATGTGAAATGTCGAATAGTCACCGCTATCACCTCTTGCAACGTCTGCAGTCGCAATATAATTAACACCTTCAATTGGATATTTCCAATACCAGACATTTAATTCAGGCCCGCTTTTTTCAACAGGACTAACTGTTAACATCCTAAGCTTATCTAAAGTATCATTTGTTAAGAAAGTATCACCTGAAGATGCAAAGTCACACAACAACTCTTGTGATATTTGTTTTTTAGACATATTTTTGGTTTCTTTTTTAAACCAATCGTCATTTCTTTCTGGATGAACGTCCCACATTAGTTTTATAGGATTAAACTCATTTTCTTTTCGTTCAGCTTTTACATATAATTCATGATATTGACCGCCGACACCATTTGGTGTTGAAAGTATTATTGCTCTACCACCTGTTGACAGTGTCGGGTATAAACCCATCCATAATTCATCAAAGTTTCTTACGAAAGCTGCCTCATCAACTACTAATAAAGATAGTGCTTCTGAACGTCCAGCATCTTCTGATGTTGGTACTGCTTTGATTTGAGAGCCATTTGAAAATTCAACTTGTTGTTTATTGTTTGCTATTATTGTAGGAACCAGTAGCCAATGAGGAACACTTTTAATATATGTTTTAACTTTTCTTATAAAGTTTTGTGCAACAGCAAGTTTTGTTGCAATTATTAATATATTTTTTTCTTTGTAAAAAATAGCTTGCCAAACAGAATATGCAGCAGCCAAAGTTGACAATCCTAACTGTCTTGACTTCAAGATTATATTAAACCTATGATCGTTAAAATCTTTTATACAATCATCTTGAAAATCAAAAGTATTAAATGGAATAAGTCCTTTTACAGGATGTTGAATTTTTAAATATTTGTTCATAAAATATACGGGATCTTTTCCGCATTTTATGATTTCACTTATTTGATTCTGTTTATTAAGCTTTTTTGCCATTTTATGCTACCGTATAACAAATTTTATAACAATATTTTATAGTTCTAATTGGATTATAAGGTGACACAGTTAATGTTTCCATAGAATCAGATTCAGAATCTTTTTTAGTTTTAAGTGTTCTTCCAGAAGCCTCTTTAAAATCTTGTTTTATTAGCTTAAGTCTAGAGTTAATCATTTGTGCTGTTTCGTTTTTTAGCAAATCAATTTGACGTTGTAGCTCAACATCTTTTGCTGCCCTGATTATTGTTCTATATTCAATGCATAGCAAGTCACCTTTAATAGAAGCTACAGTTCTTCTATCATGAGACTCAGCGTAGTTGTTATATACATTATCTAGACAATTACCTAGCGATTGAATTAATTCATATTCCATTTTATTAAAACCTTTCAAATAATAATTATAATTATCTTTCTTTTTTATTGTTTATTAGGTCGCCAACCTTTTTCCCACTTTTCTTTATTTGTGTAATAATAATCATTATAACAAGTTTCACAACAATTTTCTTTCTTGAGATATTCAACATCTTCAATGCAACCAATTAGTTTTTTACATATTGGACAGTCTAAACTCAAAGCTATATCGCCTATTTCTCTGACAAATCTTATATCATTGATTATTATTTCTTCATAATTATTGTCTATATTTATCCATTTGTTAGGATTAGTTATGTCTGACATGTGAATCCTTATTGTTTGATTTTATCACTATACTTGTATCAACTATATCTTTAATTGCATCTACATGTGATATTATTAGTATTGATTTAAAATATTTTTTTAAGCTTTGCAAAAGTCTTCCACAAGCTTCAATGTTTGTGCTATCTAAAGAACCAAAACCTTCGTCAATAATAAAAACATCAGACTTAGGCAAGTTACTTACATTAATTAAAGCAACTCTAATTGCTAAAGAAGCCATCATTTTTTCCATACCACTACAACACTCAATTAATCTTTTTGAATCACCATAGTCAATATAGATGTTTAAGCTTCCATTGTCTTCTTCAGATAATTCTA